CGGCGCGGGCGTCGGCCTCGGTGGCGTGGCCCTCGCGCAGGCGCTTGGCGTTGCCGCTCTGGCCCACCAGCACGCTGCGCTGCTTGGCGCGGTGCGGGTCATGCCAGTAGGCGCGCACGCCGGTGTAGGCGTCGCGGTCGGCCACTTGCCAGCGGTGCTGGTCGCCCTGGCTGCGGGTGAGGGTGAGGGCCGTGGGCGCGGTGCCGGTGCTGGTGGTGGTGCCGTTGATGGGCAGCAGCAGCAGGCGGCCGGCCTTGACGGTGCACACCGCGTCGAAGCGCTTGGCCAGGCGGGTGAGGAAGGCGATGTCGCCTTCGTTGGTCTGGTCCTCGTGCGCCACGGCGGTGCTGGCCAGGGTGGCGTCCACCCGGGGCTGCAGGCTGTTGCGCTTGGCGATGGTCTGGACGATGGCGCCCAGGGTGGTGTTGTGCCAGCTCTGCTCCACCCGGTTGCGCAGGCTGCCGCGCAGGTCTGCGCTGCGAGCGCGGATGTGCAGGGTGTCGGGCGCGCCCATGTGTTCCACCTCGTCCACCTCGAAGCTGCCCTGGTCCACCAGGCCGGCGTCGCTCCATCCCAGGGCCAGGGTGATGGCCACGCCGCGGCGGGGCACGGCCAGCTTGCCGTCTGCATCGTCCAGCACCAGGTCGAGCTGGTCGGCCTTTTCGCCGCGCTGCTTCTCCAGCGTCAGGCTCACCAGGCGCGGCTGCACGGTGCGGGTGATGTCCTTGCCGTCGACGGTGAGGCGGAAGGTGGGCTGGGGGTAGGTGACGGGTTCGGTGCCGGCCATGGTGGTGCGCGGGTTCAGCGCGCCAGGTCGGCGCTGGTGGAGGTGCCCAGCTGGTCGGTGGCGTCGTCATCCACGCGCTGCAGGCCGATGGTGAACTGGATGCGGGTGGCGGTGCCGTCCTGCAGGTGGTTGTTCTCCACCTCGCGCAGGGCGGTGATGACGTAGGCGCCGTAGACGCGGCCGCTGCCGGCCACCAGGGGCCAGGCCTGGCCGGTGTTGGCCATCTCGCGCAGCAGGTCCAGGTTCTTGCTGCTGCCCTTGAACAGCGGGGCGAGCAGGCCGGTGAGGGTGATGGTCTCGGGCCCGGGGCCGAGGAACTGGGCCGCCGGCCGTGCGCCCACCCGGCTGTTGGTGGGGTGGCGCCATTCGCTGGCGCGCTCCAGCTCCTGGTAGGCCAGGGTGTCCAGGCCGAAGACGAATTGGCCGTAGCCCATCATCATGGTGCGGGTCCTTCCTCAGTCGCGGTCGCGCAGGCTGGAGCGGCCACGGGCGGCCTGCTCGCGGTTGTAGCGCTCCATCTCGGCGCGGGTCAGGCGGGCCAGGGCGGCCTCGTCCATGCCGGGGGACGGGTAGACGTTGATGGCCACCTGGCCGCCCGGGTTGACGCTGCCGCGGCCGGCGCCGGCGCCGGTGGCGGGCAGGGGCTTGCGGGTGTCGATGGGGGGCGTGTCCTTGCCCAGGTTGACACCCCAATCCGCTACCTTCCACAAGAACCCCCAGGGGGTGGACCCGAACCCGGGCGGCATCAGATCTTGAATCGTCTTGGAGAGGTTGCGGATCTTGTCGATGAGATGGTCGATGTTGCCGCTGACCACGCTGGTCAACACCTCCCAGCTCTGAGCGAACAGGGCTTTGACGTTGTCCCAGTTGGACCAGAGGTACCAGAGCGTGGCCACCAGGGCCGTGATGGCCAGGCCGATGGGGTTGCTGAGCATGACCGCTCCCAACCCCCTCACGGCAATGCCAATGACATCGATGGCAGTGGCGAGCAGAGGGCTCTTGGCGATCAAGATAGCCCAGCTGTAGCGAAGCAGGGCCAGCGGGCCCAGCACGCTGGAGATGGACAGCAGCAGGCCGCCCGCGAACAACATGAACACGCCGACAGCAGCAGCGGTCTTGAGGATGAACGAAGTCAACTCGGGATGCGCCTTGGTCCAGGCGGTGACGTTCTCCAGTACACCACCGATGGTGTCCATGATGTCCACCAGCGCGGGCTTGAGGTTCTCGCCCAGGGTGCTGCTGACCTCGAACATGCGGTTCTGGAAGATCTGCCAGCGGGCCGAGAGGGTGTCGGCGCGCGCGGCAGCTTCGCGGGCCATGCTGCCCTGGGCGGCCAGGCCGTTGGCCAGCTCGCGCTGGCGGGCCAGTTCCTCGGGCTTGGTCACCAGCTTGGCCAGGGTGTCGCTGTGTTCCAGGCCCACCAGCTCCACCATCACGCCCACCCGCTTGGACTCGGGCAGCTTGCGGATGGCGTCGATGACGTTGATCAGCGTGCCGGTGGCGTCCTTGGTCATGCCGGCCTGGATCTTGCCGCTGTCCAGGCCCATCTCTTTCACAGCCTCCTGGAACTTCTTGGTGCCCTTGGTGGCGGCGGCGAACTTCTGCACGATGGCGTTGACGGCGGTGGCCGCCGTTTCGGGCCGCTCGCCCAGGGTGAGCAGGGTGCTGGAGAGGGCGGCTGCGTCCTTGGCCGACATGGCCACCGTGCTGACCACGCCGCTGATGCGGTTGAGCACGTCGATGATCTCGTCGCCCTTGCTGATGGCGTTGTCGTCGAGGTAGTTGATGGAGTCGGCCAGGGAGGTGATGCCGGTCAGCGGGATGCCGAAGTTCTTGCCCACCTTGCCCATCTGCTCGGCGATGTGGGCGGGCACCGCGTCGAAGGCGATCGCCATCATGGCCGCGGTGCGGGTGTAGGCGGCCAGCTGCTCGGTGGGAACCTCCATGCGGGCGCCGGCGGTCACCATGTCGGCGATCTCGGTGGTGGCCAGCGGGATCTCGCGGCCGAGCTGGTGCACCTGGCGGGCCATGTCCCAGTAGATGGCCGTCAGCTCACCGGTGGGACTGCGCGCGCCGTTGACCTGGCGGGCGATGCCCAGCATGGCGTCTTCGAACTTGGTGAACTCACGGACAGCCGCGACGATGGGCGTGAGTGTGGCCGTGCCGGCCGCGGTGGCGCCCACGCCGGCCGCGGCCAGCTGGCCGGCACGCTCGCGGGTGGACTGCAGGCGCTTCTCAGCCTCGGTGATGGCCAGCAGGCGGGCGCGCTGGGTGTCGGCCTGGCGGTTGGTTTGGGCCATGGCTTCGGCCAGGCGCTGCTCGGCGCCGGTGACCTGGTCGATGCCCAGGGTGGCCAGGCGGCCCTTGAGGTCGCGCACGGTGTTGGCCTGGGCGGCCAGATGCTGGGTCAGGCGGGCGGCCTCGCGCTCGGCCTGGGCCATGTCCTTGGCGTAGTTGGGGCCCAGCAGGGCGGTGCCGCTGCGGCCGGCCTCGCGCAGCTCCTGCACGCGCTGGCGCATGGTGGCCAGCTGCTCGCTGGTGCCCTTGAGGGCCGCCTGGGCCTGCTGGAATTTGCCCAGGGCGTCCTGCTGGGTCTTCAGCTTGCGCAGGTCGGTCAGGGTGTCGCGCAGTTCCTTGCTGGCTTCTTTGCCGCTGCGGCCGATGTTGCGCAGCGGGGCCGAGGCCTTGTCGATGGCCTGGAGCAGGACCTGCAGGCGCAGGGTGGATTCCATGGTGTGTCAGTCCTGTCTCAGTCGTCGTCGGGCTCGACACGGGCGCGGGCCCGTTCGCGCCAGTCCATCAGCTCGGCCAGGCCCATGTCGGCCATGTCCCGCGGGGCCCAGTGGAAGACCACGGCCAGGTCGGCCATGGCGTCTTCTACGCGCTGGGGGAGTCCGTGTTCGGCCGCTGCGCCTTCGTCAACAAAAAACCGGCCACCTCCACCCCGATCTGCAGCAGGTCGGCCGGGTCCATGGCGGCCAGCTCCTGCACGGTGAGGGTGGGCTGGGTGATGCGGGGCAGCACGGTGAGCAGGGCGCCCACCTCCATCTGCAGCAGGGTGCCCAGCTGCACGCCGCGCAGCTCGCCGGCCGTGGGCTTGCGCAGGGTGACGGCGGTGACGTTGCCGCCGCTGCGGGCGATGGGGGTGTCCAGGGTGATGGTCGCGGTGTCGTTCATGGTTCAGCCGCTCCCGATCAGATGATGCCCAGCGCGGTGCGGATCTCGGCCATGCGGTCGACGCCACCCACGATGTAGACCATGTTCACCATGTCGATCTCGACCATGTCGACGTTGCCCATGGTGAGCTTGTAGTAGGTCAGCTCGGTGGAGTGCTTGATCTGGGTGGCTTCGCCGTTCTTGGCCGTACCGAAATCGATCTGGCTGTGCCGGCCGCGCATGACGATGCTGACCGGGGTCACCTCGCCAGTGTCATCCTGCTGCAGGGCCTGCTGCAGACGCAGCATCACGCCATTGATGGACGCGGTACCGAACTGCTTCAGGCTGTCGGCCAGATAGCCGGATGCAGTCCACTCCAGGGTCATGGCCTGCAGGGCGTTCTGCAGCTTGACTTTGCCGGGCATGCCGCCGGCGATGTAGTCCTCCATGTCGTGGGCCAGCTTGGGCGGCACCACCTCGGGCACTTCGCCCAGGTAGGCATTGCCCTCGTTGAACATGATGAAGCTTTTGAGGCGCTTGGGCAGGGCCATGGGATTCTCCGGTGGGGGTCAGGGCGGGGGCTGGCCAGGGGCTCAGGCCGCCACGCGGCCGGCGAAGTCGGCCCAGTAGGTGTCGGTGATGCGCTGCCGCAGGGTGAGGTCTTCCAGCGGCGGCAGGGGGGTGTAGTCGTAGTCGATGCGCAGCTTGCCGCTCTTGAGCGTGTCGCTGGTGTTGACCGATTCGTCGAGCCAGGCCTTGCCGTCGAGGATGTAGCCATCGGCCTTGAGGCCGCGCAGCTTGGCGTTGATGGACTCGAGGATGTCCTTGGCCAGGCTGGGGTGCAGGGGCTTGTCCACGGCCCAGAACATGGCGTCGGCGATGCTGTCGGCCAGGATCTGGGCGGTGCGGGTGTAGCTCTCGAAGAAGAACAGGCCTTCGTCGTCACAGGTGCGGCTGCCCCAGAAGCGGTAGCCGTTGTGGTTGACCAGGGTGGTGATGCAGCCCTGGTTGAGCAGGTCAGCGTCGGTGCCTTCTTGCTGCAGATCCCAGAAGACGGGCTTGGTGATGCCCACCACGCCGTTGACGGCCACGTTGGAGAGCGTCTTGTGCCAGCCGGTGTCGCGGTCGATGGCGGCGCGCAGGCCCAGGGCGTAGGCGGCGCTGGGCGCCTCGACGTTGGCGGCGGTGGCTGTGTCGAAGCGGATGAAGTTGGGCCACAGCAGCATCAGCTCGCGGGCGCTGAACTGGCCGCGGTAGGTGATGGCCTGGGCCACGGTGTCGCAGCCATCGCAGCCGGCATAGGCCATGGCGCGCAGCTTCTCGGCCACGGTGACCAGGGCGGTGACGACGGCCTGGGTGTCCAGCCCCGGGGCGCCGATGATGCGGGGCTTGACGCCCAGCAGGGCCTGGGCCGAGAGCAGGGCCTGCAGGCCGGTCTTGTGGCCGTCTGCGGTGGTGGTGCCGATGACGTTGGCGGTGGTGGCGGCGTCGTCCACCCCTTCGGCCACGCGCACCACCACGGTGACGGCCTGGGCCTGGTCGGCGATGGCGGTGAGGCTGGCGGCCAGGGTGCCGTCCACGCCGGCCTTGCCGATGGCGGTGGCCACGTCGGTGATGAGCACCGGGGTGTTCAGCGGGAAGGTGGTGGCGTCGGCATCGCTGGCGGTGGCCACCAGGCCGATGATGGCGGTGGCGACGGTCTGGATGACACGGCCGCCGGAGTTGATCTCCTGGACGCGTACGCCGTGGTGGTAGGTGTCGGGCATGGGGGTGGCCTCCTGTGGATGGCCACCATGTTGACTTCGGACGGAGAAGCCTGCACCAGCGCCCTGGGTTGCACGTCACCAGCAATCCAGAATGCCCGATCCTTCAAGTTGATGATGAGTGCCATCGATGGAGGCGGTATCCCATGGGCTCCATCTGACACTTTGGTTTTTGCTCATCGGAGTCACAAATGGAGTTCACTTTCCGCGTCTGGTCGAACCGTTGGGGACACCATGACGTGTACACGCTTGAGAAGTTGTCTGACGGCTGGGACCTCCAGCATATGGCCCACAGCGGTCACTGCGACGCGGAATGCGAGCCGCATCTGGTCGCGAACTTTGATCAGGACAACATCAACTATCCCAGCAGCGTTGGCAGCTTCATGGGGTTCATTTGGCAGCAGCTCGATAGCGGAGAAATTGATGCCGCGCGGGCACAGGAAATGATCCAGGAGGTTGCCGACTGGGTGAGCCGTTGCGAACAGGAAACTCCTCGGTTCAGGGGATGGAACGCCTGACTTCAGCCACCATGCCTTGAACGTCCGGGTTGGTCGCCAGGAACTCAGCCAGCTTCTGCTCTGGCGTCTTCACCACCACCTGGGGCCGTGGGACCAGGGCCCAGTCTGCGCCGTTCCAGCGTGGCCACTGGGTGTCGGGCCAGGACTCGGGGGGGCGCTGGCGCACGCAACCGGCGGGGATGTGCCACACGCCCGGCTCCATGGGCGAAGCGAAGGCGGGCGTGCTGCCGGAGAAGAAGCCGGCGAAGTTCATCTGGTAGACGGTGAGCGACTCTGGCCAGACGGATTCCGGCGTGGCCTGGGGCAGCATGGCGTTGGCTTCTTCCATGGTAGGGCCTCAGTACTTGATGCACCAGAGG